TCAATGGTGAACGCACGAGCTGCCGTCAGCGCGACAGCACCGCCCTGACCACTCGTCAAGTTGGTGATCGAGGCATTATAGACGCCGCCAGAAGGCGTATAGGTGCTCGTCCCGTAGGTGAACGCGGTCTCGTCCGTAGCCGATGTGCCGCCCGACCCGGAGCAACCGCTATCGCACACAACATGCGGGATGTTGGTGATGAATGAGTTGACCCCCGGAACAAGAACCGCACCGGGCGACGTGCCGTAATTGGCCATCGCCCCGAGCGTGCCGCCGGCCCATCCGGTGATCGCGGATGACGACGAGCAGCCAACCGCGCAGTTCACGTTCAAGTTGCCGCTGCCGTCGGCGCCGACGCTCACCATGTTGGCGCCGTTCTTCGCGCCGATCGCAGTGCCCGTGGCAGGGAACGCGGTCGCGAAGGATGACGAGGTGCCCCCCGACCCGCCTCCGGAGATCCTAAGCGCGCCGCTGGCGTCGAACTGGAAGGCGGACTGCTGGCCGTCCGTCAGGATCGGCGAGATCGCGTTGTAGATGCCGCCGACGAGCATCGAGCTCGCGGCCGCAGCGCCCGGAGCCTTGGTGCCGATCACGGACGATTGATTGGCGGCCGTGGCCGCCCCGGGAGGCAATGGCAGGCTCGTCGCGCTTATCGGCTGCGGCGTCGTGCCGGTCGGATCGGTGCGAACCGGGTTGGAGCCGGTGCCCTTCTCGACGCCTGTCGAATCGGTCAGCACGGACGCCGGGCAGATCTTCGAGGTCGAGCACACATAGGCGAAGACCGTCTGTGTGATCGAGTTCGCGTCCCTGATCACGTAGTCGGCCGAGGCTTTCGTGATAATGCCTGCAGCGAGCAGACCCGCCGCGAGCAGTACGATCTTCCGCGCTTTCATGCGGGGACTCCTATGAGACGGAGGGCGCGAGGCCCGAGTTAGCTGGTTGCGTAAAGTCTAGAGCCGAGAGCGTGCCGACCTGCTTGACGGCCAGCTTCACCCACCCGCCCCATCGGCCAAGCGCGAGAACAACGCTCCAGGCGGACCCGTCAGAAAGCTGCACGACCGTGCCAGCATCGATGCGATCCGTCGCCCCGCTCATGTAGATCGCTTGATCGGCAGGTATTGGCCCGAGCGTCAGAAGGTCGATGTTGTCGAGCGGCCCGGTGTGCCCCCGCAGCGTCATCGTTGCTGTGATCTGCCCCGATGGAATGGTCTGCGAAGGGCCGACCGCATATGTGCCGGCTTGGCCAAAGGCATCCTCGTAGCCGACGATCCGCGTCCCCGCCGCGACGCCGGCGCCGGCCAGATCCTGGCCGATGGCGAGATTCCCAGTGATCACCTGCGAGACCGTCATCTGTCTCCCCGCGATCGACGCGACGAAGGTCGCGGGCGAGTCGCCATTCTGGATCATACAGTCGAGCCACGTGTTCGACACTATCCCCCCCTCGTCTCACGCCACAAGGGGCGCGTACATCGAATTTGCCGGGTTTGAGAAATCGAGGTTTTGGAGGTCGACCACGTCGTCTTGCAGCGTGACCGCGACGCAGCACCAATCGTCCCATTGTTCCAGAACTGCCGTCGTGAGCCAGACGGTGCCATCGGCCAGCGTGATCAGGTCGCCGCCCTTAGCGGAGACCCTGACGATCGCGTTGACCGCGCCATTGAGGTAGATCTTGCGCGATGATCCCTGGATGCTCAGCGCATCGAGTTGACGCAGATCCTGCGTGCTCAGGGATTGGACCTGTGCCGAGGGATAGACCGGCGCGTTGTAGGATGGCGTCTGTCGCCCACCAGCCGCCGTCGTGTAACCCGTGCTCGTCTGCAACAGGCAGATCGCCTCGGGATTGACCGAGGCGATCAGACCGCGTGCGAGCGAATGCAGGTTCACGCCATTCTCACATGCAGAGGTAGTTGTAGACCGTGCTTGCGAGCGCGGAACCTGTCAGCACAAAGTGCGCCGTGGTGATGGCCGAGACATAGGCGACGGTCGTGCCCGTCGCCGCGGCCGCGGCATTGGCCGGAAAGACGATGCAGGCCTTCGGCGCGGCGGCGAGCGTCTTTGAGAAGTTCACCGTGCAGGCCGTGGTAGCTGTCGCACCGATGGTGATCTGCCCGACCTGATTAGTACCGGCGACAGAACCATTGGTGCCAGTGCCGCATCCCCCGCTGGCGATGGTCGTCGCGCCGGCGGCCGACGAGATCATGTCGGTGGCGCTCAGCGTGGTGACCGTCGCGGCCTGTGGCGTCGTCGCGCCGATGACCATGTTGTCGATGGCGCCTGGCGCCGCCGGATTCTTGGTCGGCGCGGTAAAGGGGAAGACGATCGTACCAGTCTTCGCCGTCCACAGACCCGTGCTCCCGGCGATCGCCGCGCCGCCCATGCTGAGCAGGGCGCAGATCGCGACCGCCAAGCCACCGATGCCTAGAAACCTCTTGATCGCACTCATCGCAGTCTCCTTTCAGCTGACCTCGTAATCGATCGATTGAAGCATGTGGCCGGTGTCGACGAGTGGCTTGTCGAAGCCCTTGCGCTTCACCGTCGCCGGTTTCAGTGGCGGGTCACTGGTCTCGATGATCGACTGCCGCAGGTCCCCGGATATGTGGTCGCCCATCATCTTCAGAGCGTCACTCGCATCGTAGTTTGAAGCGGTGAGTGCGGACCCAAGCACATCGCCCCATCCGCCGCTCTTTTCCTTGACCATGTTGGAGAAGAACGGTCGCGGCGGAATCCCGACCTTCGGAGCCCCGTAGTTCTGAATCGCCGCCACCATCGCAACCGGCGTTCCGTCCGGGTAGGTCGCACCCTGCAGGAAGCCCACTTTGACGGTCGCGGCCTTCTTCACGCGCTGCGCCAGTCCGGCCAGGTACATCTCGAGCTTCTCGCCGCCCTTGATCTCGGCCATGGCGCTACCTGAAATCCAGCGGCGTGACGATCACGCCATTGCCTGGATAGCACGGCGCGCGCCGATAGCGGAACGTCCGGAACTGCGCTGTCGCCGCCCAATAGAGGGCACCGTATTTAGTCTGGGAGAGCCATGAGGCTTGCGCCGTCGTGAACCCCTGCAGTGCCTCCGTCTGCACCGAGACAGAGCCCTCAGAGGCGCTGCTAATGCGTCCTACCACGTTCGGAGAATCGGCCCCGCTCGCGGCTGGGTTGCCGTTCGCGTCGCGCGGCGCGAACAGTTGTGCCAGATGCGCCGTGAGCATGTTCAGGAGGGACGCCTGCAGCCCCGCATCACCCACGGGGCCACCGCCGTCATTCCGGTGCATCGTCGTCGCGATGCCCCAATAGACCTCCAGGAGCGGCGCGCCGACCGGCGTCATCGCGGGAAACATCGCGACGAGGCCGTTGTAGTCGAACGAAACAACCGCGCCCATCGCGCCCTTCCTCGGTTAGCCGCCTCGCGGCCCGGGCCGCCGGAGGACGCGCGAGCTCGCCGTCAGGCGAACTCCTCGTCTTCGACGTTGATCTTCGGCTGGTTGTCGCCCGTGGCAATCTCGGCCACGTGCTCCATCAGCGGACGCGGGCGCCGCGGGTCGCCGTTCGGATCGAGCCGCTCGAGGCCGCTCTTGATCCCGCGGTTCTCGCGCCCAAACTCCGCCGCGTCCTCGACGCTGCCGCAAGCCATGATCAGGCCGTTCTTGACCATCGGCTGATCCTCGTTCGCTTCCAGCCATTGGTCCCATAAGTCTCTCGGGACGCCGTGGGTGAGGGCATAGCCACCGACCACGCGGGTCTTGAACGATCCGCCCTGGGGCCGCGCATTGCCGAGGATCTCGACTCGCCGGCCGTCCTCTTTCCAGAACTTCTCCTCGCGATGGCCACCGCCGAGGACAGGCACCAGGCGGACATCGGCGCGCATACCACGGATGATCAGGCCCGAGGGGAGCTTGCAGGCCACCGTGACGGTCGCGCCGGTGCGAGATGCGCCGACCGGCGCGGCGCGCGCGGGCTGCGGGACGGCACCGACCGGCGCTGCTTCGACCTTCTTCCTAGCCATGATCTATTCCCCCTTATTCGAAGTTCGGATGCCTTCGTGAGAATGCCCGGGTCTGGCCCGGGCATTCCGGACGAAAGCGACCGGCCTTAGATGCCGACCATCTGCGCGACCGCGACCGGCACGCGCAGGATGGTGCCCCAGGCACCGGCGGAGCGCTTCTGCCGCCAGGACGAGAGGTCAACGATGATCGGGTGTGCGCGGAGCTTCTCGGAGAACGCCGAGTAGACCGTCTGCTGGCCTTCGACGCTGTCGGCGATCAGCTGCATCAGGTTGCCGGCCGAGTTGCCCTGCGGGTTGCCGGCCGAGAGCGCCTCGTACTGCACTGCGGTGACGATGCGGAGGCCCGGGTAGTTCTTCTTCAACAGGTCGGCAACGTTGACGTTGAAGGAGTTCGTCGCGGCCATCAGCGCTTCGCGGCTCGGCCCAAGGATCAGGGTCAGCTTCGCGGACTTGTCGATCAGGCCACCCAGCTGCGAGATCAACTGCGTCACGAGGGTCTTCACGTCGTCGAATATCTCATTCGCCGTGGCGTTGTCCCAAGCGGTGCCGCCCGCGACCTTCGTCGCCGGCGAGAGTGCCGCCGAGAGGAACGGGTTGTTCAGGAGCCCGTAGTTCTGGAGACCCTGCACGCCGAAGGCGTACATGGTGTTCTCGAACTTGGTCATGACCGCAGTGGCCGAGCGCTGGAGCTCGGAGACGTAGTTGATCTTCGCCAGCCCGGCCCGCTCCATCTCCAGTTCGCCGTACTCGACGATGGTCTGGTATCGGTACTGCTGGAACTGCGGCCAGTTCATGTTGACGCCGGCGCGGCCGTTGTTCGAGCGGTCGCCATAGGACGTGACTTCGCCGGTCTGCTCGATCAGCGAGAACATCGCGGTGTCAGTCGTCCAGTCGCCCTTCTTCTTCTCGCCGACGGCCTCCGCGATCTTGTTCGGCGTGTAAAGCTGCTCATACGTCTCCGGATCGACGTAGGTCGTCAGGAGCGATGGGATCGACGAGTTCGGATCGCCCTGCAGTGCCGGCGCTGCGTCGTAGGCAAGCTGGGAGTTATGCTTGAACGGCTCCGGCAGATACGCCATCGCGCCCCGGACGATGATTCCCTGGGACTCGTGCAAGGCGCGGTCTTCCGCGAAAGCCCGCTGCGCCTCGTCGTGGGTGTTGAACTTCAACATGGCGACTTGTCTCCTTTGTGCGCCTGGCAGGCTTGTCTCAGAAACCATTGTTGCGGGGCAGCCCTTAGCCGAGCGGCTGGTCGCTGATCTTGGTGAGGCCGCCGACCGCGCCGACGGACCGCGCATACCACTTGGTCTCGATGGCGGTATTGCCGACGAGGGCGTGGGAGGTCTGCGCGACTGTGCCGCCGCTGGTGACGAATGTGGAGCCATTGCCGCCCGTGCCGGTGAGCAGGAGCGTCAGAACCGGTGGCGGGCTGGTCGGGAGCGTCGTGCCGCCCGAAAGATACATGCCGACGGCGAAGGTGCCGGTAGCCGTCCCCACGGTGTAGACGCCGTAGTTGCCGCCGATCGTCGTGCCGGCCGCGACCGACTGCGAGTTGGTGTCGAGCAGATAGGTGCCGACGCCATAATCCGCCGGGTTCGAGGCGGTGATCGCGCCCGAGGCGTTGGTCAGCTGCTTGACCACTGCGCCGATCGCGTTCGAGCTCAGAACCGCGCCCGGATAGGGCTTGCCGGCCGAGATCGAGGCGACGGTGAGCACGTCGCCGCTGACGCCGCCGACCAGCGTGAGCGTGGTGTTGACCACCGCGCCGCCGCTGTCCGTGGCGCCGCCTGGGTTGGTACCCGCTGCGGCGAAGGATACCGCGCCAGTCAGCAGGTTGGCGAAGGCCTTCATGCCGTTTTGCGCGATGGAGGACCCGGCGTTCTTGACCAGAAAACCGCCGCCGGTAAAGACCGTCACGCCGAAGCCGGCCGGGATCTGCATGCTGGCGTCGGAGAGATAGACCGTATTCAGGCCCTGCTGCTCACGGGCGATGAAGCCTGAGACCGGGCCGAAGCCAGAGTTCGCCACCGCCGACGGGCTGCCGTCGATGTCGGACGGAGCCGTGACCCAGGCGAAGCGACCGACGGTCAGCGCGCTGGGGCCCGCCACGAGACCGCCGGGGCCGGCTTCCAGCGTGTAGCGCGGGTTGAGGTCGCAGAAGTCACCCTCAACACCAAGGGCCTGCAGCACGGTGACCGAAGTCTGAAAACCGCCGCTCATGGATCAGTCTCCTTCAGAGCAAAATTGGGCGTTCGTGTCGAGTAGGCGCGCCGGCTCAGGCGCGGCCGATCTTGGTTGCGTTCGGGAAGCGGTCGCCAAAGCCCTTCGCGTCCGTGGTGCTGTCCATCGCGACTACGGTGCTGGTGCTGCTGCGGCGCTTTTGATCGATCGTCGGCTGCGCCTCGAGGACAGCCTCAAAGGCAGACGGGTGCATCTTGTCGACGTTTTTCACGTCCAGCATTTCGAGAGCCTTCTTGTAGACGCCCTCGGCACTGTCGAATGCGAGAGACGACGGCAACTTGCCGACGTAGGCCTCAGCCTTGTCCTTCGCGGCTGCGATGTCGTTGGCGAGCTTGATCGCCTTCTTTTCGGTGCCTGCGATGGCGGCGGCGATCGCCGCGTCCATGGCCTTCTTGTCCACCATCTCCGGCTTGTCCTTCTTGGCTTCGGCCTCGTCTGCGGCCTTTTTATCGGCCTCTTCCTTCTCGCGCTTGGCCTTTTCCTCGGGGGTCTCATCGGCCGCCTTCGGACGCATCATGTCCATGACGGCCTTGCAGTCGTCGTCAGAGAGGCCTTTACCCTTGAGGAAACTCATGGCCTGTTCGCCGCCGGCGTCCATCGCCTCGTCGTCGTCCTCTTCACCGGCGCCCATCATCGGCGCGGAATTGGGGTCCATCTCGTCAACGCCGTCGACTTTTTCGAGACTGTCGAGCAGCTTGATCACGCCCTCGATGTCCGCGTCCTTGGCGAACTTGATCTTCGCGCCCTTAATCGCAGCTACAAGCGCCGGTTTCTGGTCTTTGAAAGGCTTGCCCGCCTCGAGCTTGGAGAGGATCGGCTTGAGGTCGAGAGCCGCGTCCTTCGCGAGAAGCGGAGTGATCGCGCCAGCCAGCATGCCTGAAACGAACACGCCGGTGCGGGAAAGCTTCGACTTCGCCATAACCTTCTCCTCGCTGATGATGCTGTCGCCGACCACGACGTCCGAGCCGGCTCGCCCCTTTTTCACGAGTGCGACGTGGTTTCCCACGATATCCCTCATGACGCCGTCATAAGGTTCGCCCTCAAAATCACCCGGCGTCATGTCCGCTCGGTAGCGGTACGAGCTCGAAAGTTCTTTCTGCTCGTCAGACTCAACGCCATCGATCCCGTGCTTTGCCCATACCACGAGACTATTGCGCAGGAAAGGATGCTCGTAGGTCGCGTCGGTGCCGAGCGAACCGACGACGCGGTCCGGCTGGTGATCTTCCGCGCTCACCGCGACGTGATCGTCGAGGAGCGGCAAGTTGTTGAACGATGGCGCGGCTTTTTTCAATTCGTCCGGGTGCCGCAGCAGCTTGTAGATCTTGTCGGGCTGCAGGCCGAGTTGCTCATAGTCCGGAATCTCTTTCCCCAGATACGGGTTCACCGCGGCCTTGGAGATGTTCGCCATCTTCACGTGAAGGCGTCCGTCCTGGTCGAAGTCGCGAACTGATTCGCGGTCGAACGCGACGACGCCGCCGGCGGGGCGGTAGTTCGGGAACAGCCGGTCGAGGTTCGCGGCCCAGTCCATCGCGAGCGCGACTGGCGCGCCGGCCTCGGTCCAGCCCTTGGCGAGGGCGGCGATCTCGGGCGGGAGCGAGTCAGCAGCAGGCTTCTTTATGGCATAGGCATGCACGTCGCCCGATGGGGTCACCACCATATGAGGCTGCCCGTGCGCGACTTTCTCGTTTTTGCCAAGCACTTGCCAACCGCGCCCGGTCAACGCAACGGTTTTCGGTTGCCCTGAATCGATCGCCGCCTTCCACCCAACTTGGGCCGCATGCGTTTGGTTGTCGCCCTCACCCTTCGACCGCGGCTTGAACCCTTGCTGTTTCAGATTTCCGCCGCCGCGGTGCTCAAACTCCTTGTGCGGAGATTCGTGGTGCGGTGAGTTCGGCTTGCCGCCGCTCGACCCAGTACCGAACTGTCCGTTCTCGCTGCGAGGATGGTCCCCTTCGCTCCATTCTGCATCGAGAGCCATATCCTCGGCGTGCTCGCCCTCCGTCTCCTCCTCGCGCGTCCATTCGTCGAACAGCGCGCGGAGAGCGGCCCATGCGTCGGGGGTCATGTCGCCGGCGAGCGCGTCCTGCCCGGCCTTGCGATAGGCGGCGGCGGCTGCCTGCGCGCGCGGATGGCCCGCGCGAATCATCTCGGCGATGTTTTCGCTGATCGTCTTTTTAGAAGAACCAGCCGTTAGGGGCATTCGCCTCTAATCCCTGATGACCGGAGGCTGGTCCCTCTCCGGTCGGGCTCTCGTCAAAAGTGTTTGAACCGCTTTTCGAGGCCAGTGACGCGGCGCTCAAGATCAGCCATGCGATCATCGAGAGAGACCGGAGGCGGCTCGTCCGGAATGTCCGTTACGTCGCCGTCGGGTAGCGGCTCCGGCTCAGCATTCGGGTCGGTCGACTGCGAGGCCTGTACATCCGAGGCTTCCGCAGTCTGTCCGGCGCTGGTGTCCGTGGTCGGAGCGGCGGCCGGAGCCGCCGGGTCTGCGCTGCCGCCTGCCGCTCCGCTCTGAGCGTCCGGTGCCTGGCGCGCGATCTGCATGGCCCACTTCATGATCGACTCCCCCGTCCGGCTGCGGCTTCCCGTCGCCTTCTCGCACGTTTGCGCGTTTCGCACAACGGGGAGCGCGGACTCGTCCTTACGCCAGAGACCGAAAGCCGGCTTTCTCGAACGTCGCGAACGTGTCGTCGCGCCATTTGCGCACGAGTCGGCGCTGCAGTGCCGACTGCCGCTCGTCGGCGATGAACTCGGAGAACGACATTCCGGAGCCGTCGACGGCCTCGCGCGCCATCGGGTCTAGGTGGCCGACGTCGACCACGGCGGCCGGGTCGACCGCGGCGAGCATCTGCTTGTAGGCGCCGTCGGACCACGTGAACTGCTCGTCGTTGGCGCAGTTGCGGATCAGGTAGTGCTTGCCGCCCTCGGCCATCCTCGCGGCGATCTCCGCCGCCTCGAGCATCGAATCGACGTTCGGCCCAACGACGTGGAGGACCGCGAAGTCCTGCTGCCCGCGCGCCGCCTCGACCATGTAGCCGACGTCGTGCAGCAACTGCAGCGTCTCGGAGAGCAGGCCCGCCGGAGCGTCGAGGAAGGTGGTCTGAGCCCCGAGTCCGTCGATCACGCGCATGCGGCCGGCGGTGACGGCGAAGTTGACGATCTCGGCATCCTTGTAGAACCGCTTGAGCGATCCGCCCGGCGCCTGCCCGTCGAACACGCGCCATCGCCTCTGACCGGCGTCGGCGAACTCGAGGAAGGCGCGGGAGACGAAGGAGGCACCGACGCCACCCTTGTTTTTCGCGGCGAGAACAAATCGGGGGGCGGTCATGCTGGGGTCCTCTCTCGGCGGGGAATCCGCTGTCTATCAGTTTCAGCACGCCAACATTTCATGCACAAGTCGTGGTCTGGCCGCGGCCGAAAGAAACCGCCGCCGGACTTCCGCGGCCGGAATGTGCCTATCGACCGCCCGCACTGGCACGTGGCGCGCCGGCGAGTGATTCGCGGCACGTCACGCCCGCCCCGCAGGCTCGGCCATCGCGATCATATCGACTGCGTGCCGCATGTTTTCCTGCAGAATGGCAAGCCGCGAACTCGCCTGCTTGCTTCGGTAAACGTCGCAAAGATGAAGCGCTTCTGATTCCTCGAAGCCGACCGTGTCGTGCCGGGCGAAGAACTCACCGTTCGGGTGCACCTCGATGTAGAGCATCATGGCTCGACGTCCGATGGCAGGCCCATGTCGATCCTGACGCGGAAGCCCTCGCGCTTGGGTCGGCGTTCGGTCCTGATTACCGGCAGGATGATGATCGTCGCGGGCTTGTCCTGCAGGACGACCGGCTCTAGATCGAGCGGCGGAAGGTAGTTGCCGATCGGGACGATCTCGGCGCTCACGACAGCGTCCCCGGGGCGAAGCAGTAGCTGGTCTCGCCGACGTGCCACCAGATGCTCTTGCCGGTCGGATTCGGGCCGTTGAGCACCATGTAGGCCGGCAGCTTGCGGCCGCCGTCGAGGACGACAGGGCCGTCGGCGTTGAAGGTAACCGATCCAAGGTAAGGTTCGCCGTCCGCCTCATCGCAGCACCACTCACCGCGAGCGTTGTGCTGGCTCTTGAACCAGCCTTGGATGGTCGGTGATTCGCTGGCGAACTGCGGCGACCAGTGCGCCTGCGCCGAGAGGCACCAGAAGATCGCGATGATGGCGACGACACCCGCAGCGGCGAAAAAGCCTGCACGCCAAGCCTCGGCGCGATCAAATGTCATTTGGCCAGCCCCGGAATAACCGATCTCATCACGCACCGGCAGTTCTGAAGCTGCCCCGGGAGGATATACTCCCCGACGTCAGGGTCGTACCAACCTTTCGCGACGTCAAATACTTTTCCATCGTTGGCGAGATGCGTACGACGCGGAGTCTTGCCACCGTGCGAGTGCATCCACACCGCCTTGGTGATCCCAAGTTCCCGCTGGCGCGCGTTCTGCACCACCGCGGTCGCCTTGTTGTTCTGATCGCGGGCGATGAAAGCCGCCCGGCGCTTGGTTACGCCGTACTGCTTCTGCAGGTGCTTGCTTAGCGTCGACAGGTCGCGTCCGGTCTGCACCGAGCGCATCACCGCACCCTCGACGTTCTTGAGGTATTGCTGCGGGATCGACTTGATCAGCGAGACGTTCTCGTGGATCGCTGCGCGGACCACATCGCGGACCTCCGGCGTCATCTGGAACTTCACGCTGAACCCGCCGTCGCGGAGGATCGACGCCAGTTGCGCGTCGGTGCGCTTGGCGGAGCTTTTGGCGAAGAACGAGGCGAGCCGCGGCGCTGCCTGGTCGAAACGATCCAGCCAGTAGTCCCCGAGGTCGGACATCAGGGCTTGGAGCTCATCGGCCGGCAGCAATTCCCCGATGAACCGGCGTGCAGCAGAGATGGCAGTCAGATCGCTGCCGAATCGGATCTCAGCGCCTCTCGATGTCCGGAGCGGTTCGCCGTTGATGGTCGCCGTCCATGGCCGCGCGCCGCCGATATAGACCGCGCGAATCTCCGGCGGGGCTTCATCCATCGCGACGTTAGGCGCATTCTTCCGGTAGCCGGCGACGAGCCAATGCTCGACACTGGTCACCATGTCCTCGATCAGGTCGTAGAGCCGCCGGCGATAGATCGCCTCGAGGCCGGCGTTCGGGCGGATCGCCCGCAGTATTTTTTCGCCACGCTTGGCTCTGACTGTCCTCGCCATCAGTTGGCGACCTCGCGCAGGATTTGCGGGAAAAGCCCAGTCACGATCTGGACGGCCCATCCGGCATTCGGGTTCTTGATGCCATCAGGTACGCCTTCAGGATAGAAATCGATCGTGCTGTGCACCGGGTCTGCTGTCACCAAGCCGACGATGTTTTCATCGTCGACCTCGTCGCCATTGGCCGGATGCATCTGCGTTCCGTCAAACGCATAAGAGCGGAAGACGTCGCCTTTCTTGAGGTCGCAATACCAACATCGCGTCCACGATCCCGTCTCTGGATCATAGCGCATGGCATAAGCGCGCTGATCTTCAGGTGTTTCCCGCCACTTCGCCATCGTCCGCCTCCTCGGCGTTGCGCATCTCGTCGCCGGTCACCTTTCCCGCCGTGTCCTCTGGACCGTCGCCTTCCCCTTCATCCTGCTCCGGCGGCTCTGGCAGATCATCGGCATTGATCGAATTGTAGCCGGAGTTTGGGTCGGCTTTGAGTTTCTGACGCACTTCGAGCGTATCGAGCACTCCGCGATCGACGTAAATCGCATCGCGGTCGGCTTCTGACTTCTCGCGAGAGGAGATGTCGACGGCGGACTCGGTCCGCAGCGGCAGCCATTTGTATCCGATCGACGGGTCGACCTTACCGCGGATCGACAGCTGCGCGAAGTTGATCATGCGACGGACGGAGTCGCCGTAGAAATGCTCCTGGTATGCGTTGACCCACATCTCGAAGGCCTGGATCTCGCCCTCGCTCGATGCGTTCAGTCCCTTCGGCGTCAACCCGAGGAACACCACGACCGGCATGCCCGCCGGAAGGCAGACCTGTTCGAGCGCCTGAGCCTGCAGTGCGTCGAGCGTGCCTAGCGGCGTGTTGTACTGGAAGAACTCTTCCTCGTTGTTGTCGAGGACCATGAGGCCATTGTTATCGGACAGCATGTTGTAGAGGTCGATCCGGTTCATCAGGTCGCCGGAGGCCAGTGCGTCTCCGCCGCTCGGGTCGGGCGCAAGCTGCTGCTGCAGGTCGGTCTTGATGCCATTCTTCGAGAAGTTGGCGATCAACTTGGAGATGTGCTGTCGCGTCGACGTCCAGTTGTCGACGTATGTCTTCATCATCTGCGTCAACGGCAGTCCGCCGAAGGCGAACGCCGGCTTGAATAGGTCCGGCACCTCGCGCCCGATAAATGGCAAAAGCCGCGAGCGGTGCGTCTCCGTCCCCATGACGAACCACGTCTCGGGATTGAGCCAGTCCGGCGCCGTCGGGTCGATCGAGTTGTACTTGGCCGGATAGACCCAGGTCGGCTCGACCATCTTGATTCGCTTAATTGGCTTGTCCGGCGTGACCTTGCCGAGGCTTAGATTGTTGCGACCGTCGCCGATCGGATTCGCTCGCTCCTTCGGATCATCGTCGCCCGTATCGAGGAAGAGATGCGCCCGCCCCATGGTCGCGTCGACGAAGGCGAGCTTCTGCGCCGTCTCGCGGAACTTCATATCCTTGAGCCAGTCGCCGATCTCCTTGATCAGTTCCGTCTTGTCGTCGTCGCTAGTTGAGGTGAGTTCGAACCATTTGCGGGTCATCTCTGTCGAGAGCCGCTCGGCGACCTTGCGGTATTCGGTGCGCTGGGCGAGTTCGGCAAGCACCGGATAGCCGAGAAACGTCATGCCGTCGAAATACGATCCTTGGACCATGAACTGTCCGGCCCACGCCGTGCTCGTGGTAAGGGCTGAGTCCATCGCCAGTCTCTTACCTGTCGGCAGGACGCCGGGAGCGGGCAGATAAGGGCGGAAGAGCCCGGCCGCGCGCGCGGCCGCCTCCGGATCGTCTTTGGCCCGTCTCGATCGTCCCCGGACAGCGTCGATCATGCTTTGCGAGATGCGCAGGCGTTTGGCCGGACCTTTCGGCGGGGTTGGCCGCACGAGGCTCAGCGCGGGCCGCTGGCGCGTTTTCTGAGGGACCGGCCCGGGTGATGCCGGGCGGGCGGGTTTGGCCTGCCTAGCGGGCTGCGCCGCGGGCGGCGGGGCCGTTTTCGCGAGGGCCGAGGCCTTGGCTGATGTCTGCGAGCGCAGTCGGCGGAGATCGTCGCTGTTCACCTTGTCGGCCCCTTCCCCGGGTGGGAGTCGGGGGGGACTATAGCACGGCCAAGCGCCAAGCCACGATCATCGCCTACCGGTGAAGGTGCCAGGACGGCGCATGATCCGATCGCGGATCTGTGCAAGCGCGTCGCCGGAGACGTGCACGCCACCACCGGCGGTCCGCGCGAACTTAATCACCAGCGCGTCGGCCTTGTTTGGCGATGGCATTCGCTCGCCCTTGTTCGCCACGTTCGGCTGCTTCTCGACCAGCACTTTGCCGTCGTCCCGTGACTTGAAGGTCGGCTGCGAAACCTCGGCGACCAACTGTTGCCAGTTCCGGACCTTATCTGTGTTGATCGAGATGATCTCGCTCGCGTCGCACTGTCGGCCTTGGACCACCCACCGGTATGTCTTGAGGAACCGCGTCCGTAGCCGCCACCATTCCTGCGCTTTGCGATTGGCGAAGTAGTCGATGTTCTTTCGCCCCGGCACGTCCTCCTTGTCCGGATCGAGCACCTCGCCGGAACCGCGATACTGTTCGAACGAGACTTTGTGCGTCCGCTTGCCGTTGATCACCCTGGCATCGCCCCGCACACCGGCACCGAGGCCGTCGCCGTCGAACTTCACCCGGCGCACGCCGTTCTCGGCCGCGATGTCGAAGACCTTCTCGGTCGAAGCGTAGATGTCCGCGTCCTTGCCCGACCATTCCTCGCAGACCGTGACTTCGACCCCCGGCCCTCCCACTGCGGCATTCTTATCCTTGCCTTCGTCGGCGACGTCGAAGCCCAAGGTGGCCTCACCGGAGGACGCGATGCCGAGTTTCTTGAACGCGTCGATCGCGGCGTTCGCCCACGCGCGCGGGATCAGGACGCCCTCGATCGACGCGTTGTAGTCGCGATCGATCTCTTGCGCGACCACGATCGGGTCGAGTTCCTCGCATTGCTTTTTGTACCAGGCGTCGTCCTTCCGAGGATCGTCTCGCCAGTCGAAGATGAAAACCTCGACCTTTCCAGAATGCCGTTTCTTGGCGAACACGTTGTTCGGGCCGTTCACGCTGGACACGTCGATGCGGCAGTTGGTCGTCTGCGAAAGTGATGCCTCAACTTTCATCGGGCGCGGCAGATGCGCCGCCTCGTCGACAAAGTAGAAGGACGCGCGGTCGCCGCGGCCGATGTCGTCACCGCCCTCGCCGTTCATGTACGAACCGGTGGCCGGAAATTTGATCCGCATGTAGGGGGCATCGAGCGACTCGCGCCAGCCGCCGCGGAGTTCGCGCGGCAGATGCCGCATGAAGAAACGGGCTTTCCAGAAGAGAGACTTCGGCTCATCCGCCTTATCGACATATTCCGTCTTGCGGGAGCCGTAGCCGACGACCACGCCTTCGTTGAGGATGCATGCCGCGCAGCCGATCCCGACGTTGAGCCAAGAGATGCCGCCGTCCCGACTCTTCTCGACCAGCCCGGGCTTTTGCTCCCGCCATTTGCGCAGGACAAAATCGATGTATTCGCGCTGTTTGGGGAACAGGATGAAGGGCACCGCGGACGGCAGTCCGACCTCGACGAGGCGGGGATCGAACGTCATGCCGAAGTCTTCGATGAAGTCGGCGATGTGCCCGCGGTAATAGGCTTTCAGCAGCGCTAGATCTTCGGCGCTCGCGGAACGTATGCGCTCTAAGGCTTCTAACCGGCGTTCGAAAACTGGCCGGTAATCGGGAGCGCGGAAGTCGAAGTTCTCGAAACCCATCCCGGCGTTCCGTTCTATTCGTCGTCCACCGGCCACTCGGGGCTGCGCGCGGCGATCTCGATGAACACCCACGCGAGAATCATCAGGGTGATGCCGACTATCTTGGCTTCGATCATAGCAGACTCTCTGCGAGGTGAAGGAGGAAGGCCGAGAAGAGAAAGACGCCTGAAATGAATGCTGCGCTCATTGTTCATCCCGCACATCTGCGACGATGCGAGCAAGAAACCCGATCGCGTTGGTATTGTTCTGTTGTTGGCGCAGTCGAGCGGTGCGCGGACCGTCTTGGTTGCGCGCCCCATCGGCGTAACTGCGTTTGTTATCCTGCTTTATCGGTCGTCCGCTGGGGTGGCGCTCTCGTGGTCCTTTGTGGGTACTCATGGCGAGTTCCTTGGCATCAGCGCGAGAAGCGCGATGACGATCAGCGGCACGAAGATCGAGGCGATGATGGGTAGGCTCATGGCTTCAGACGCCCCTCCTCGCGTAGAGGCACGACCCCAGACGAACTCGTCGGAGGTGTGAGCGATAGGTGCTCGGCGCGGAAGCGGCGCAGGCCGACTACCCGCTCGATTTGGACGAGAACCCAGCCGTCGTACTCGACAGTGTGAACCCGGCCGAACCGGCCGACGAGCGCGGGCTGGTCGTCGTCGCGCGCCACCCAGACGAGGGTGCCTGGTTCGAGGATCGGGCGAGAGTCGCCGACCTCCTGCTCCGGCTCCTCGCAAGGGGCGATGTAGCGCCAGCAAAGTTGTGCGAGCTCGGCCGGGCTGTACTCATCGAGATCGCAGTTAATTGTCCAGTGGTCACCCTCCCACCGGCCAACATTAAGGCTCGGTGGCTCAAGTGCGCGACGGACATGTAGCCAGTGCCACCGCTTCCCGCGGTGCTCCGGCGGCGGCTCGCAGCGTGGCTTGCTGTAGCTATCGAAGCCAGCGTACCACGCCGCGGCACGTTCCTGCCGTATAGTCTCGTCGACTGAGAACGCGCCGTAGACACGTTCGTCGTGCGGATTGTTCCCACGCAAAAACCCGGCTTCGGCAGCTTTGCGGCCCTTCTCTCGCTCCGTGTCGACGACGACTAAATCGCTCGTGGTGTCCAGCTTCAGCACCCCGAGCGCGGCGAGCGTATCGATGAGATTGCGAACTCCTCCGTCGCGGGCACCGTTAGGCTCGTTTGGATCCTTTAGTTGTAATGCTTCGACGGTATTGATCGCTTCGTCTCTCGTCATGGTCCTCTCCTCGTTCTGGCGATTATCCCCCATGCAATTAGAGTTTTCATTTTGCAAAACAAAAAATGCAAAAGACAATTACATACATTAAAATCCAAATTATTGCGGCGATTATAGCTGTTTTGAGTCGTTTCTTGCCTGCATGGTATTTGCCAAATGGCACCATGGTCCTCTCCTCGTTCTGAAATGCCAGACGCTCACGTCTCTCGGCCGCGCGCGCATCTCCGCATCGATCATCCCGCTCTGCGCCATCTCCATCAACATGTGACGGACGCTGCGCGGAGCCCACATGCCGAGCCGGGCGTGAATCTCGCGCGCGGTGCGCCATTCGTCATCGAGCGCGATCAGTATCTCGGGATGAAAGGCCATAACCGGCATCAGAG